GAAAATGATTCTACACTAGACAATTTATACAATAAAGTCGAAACATTTTTAGGTATTATCTATCCGGAACAAGATCACCTTGAACCCACCCTAAACCGTCATGAGCAATTTCATATTGACAATTAGCACACACTGTTTTTAAATTAAAAGTACTGGTGTTGTTTAAATTTCCATCTATGTGATAGACAAATAACTGTTCCTTATACTTGGCTTTAAATCCACATTTTTCACAATGTGGTTTTTTGCGATATCCAGTTTTTACCCAATTTGGTTTTGGCATAGGCTTTTTAAATTTTTTGCGTATGCAACTATCACATCGACTTCGATAGTAGGTTTTTCCATTCTTTTTATAGTTAACAGCACTAGGTTTTTTACCACATGCTTCACATAAAGATCGCCTTTGCATACAGTTATTTATACGAACCTTTAAAAGGGCACCTTACACACCAAAAAAATAGAAATAGTGGTAAATAGTTTTAAGCAACAAAATTTATTTTTAAGGAAAGAATAAGATGGCACTAATATCACCAGGAGTACAGGTAACCGTAACCGACGAAAGCCAATATACGCCAACCGCGGCAGGCTCAGTTGCTTACTTACTTATTGCTACCAAACAAGACAAACTAACTCCAGCTGGAACTGTTGCGTCAGGTACAACAGCGGCCAACGCAGGAAAAATAGTTAACGTTACAAGCCAAAGAGATCTAGTAACTAAATTCGGTAGTATCGAGTTTGAAGTGGACTCTGCAGATAATCCAATCCATGCTGATGAAAGAAATGAATATGGATTATTAGCGGCATACTCTGCACTTGGCGTTAGTAACCAAATGTATGTTCAACGTGCAAACGTTGACCTAGCACAATTAGAAGGCACTGGCATTCGTCCTACAGGTGAACCAGCAGATGCAACTTACTGGTTAGATGTGAGTGACGCAGGAACAAGTTGGGGTATTTTTGAATGGACACAAGACGGAAATGTGTTTGTTAAACAAACCCCACGTATTATTACAAACACAGCACAAGTTACTGGTACAGTTCCATTAACTTCAGTTGGTGCAATTGGAGAATATGCTGTTGTAGCAACTAGTTCATCAAACCCAGTTTACTATAAAGGTTACGACAACACATGGGCATTAGTAGGTTCAGATGATTGGAGAGATAGAGTTCCAACAATCACTGGTCTAATTGCTAATCCAGCTAACCTTGCAATTGGTCAGAAAGCAAGAATTAACGGTACAAACGTTACATTAACAGGCGATACAGTTTCTTCAATTGCTTCAGACATTAACGGTGCAGGTATTACAGGTGTTAGTGCTAGAGCAAATAGTTCTGGTCAACTTGAAGTGTTTACTAATAACTTAGCGGCTTCAACAGGTAATGTATCGTTAGCAGACGGCAAGTTAAAAATTGAAATTGGTGGTACAAACGGTATTGGTGGTACTGACTGGTCATTGAAAGCTGGTCTTTGGAATCAATATGACAGTGGTAACACAAAAACAATCCTTAACCCAGCAGTGACATTTGATTCATATAGAAATGCTCCAGCCTGGAGATATACTGATTCAAACCCAAGACCATTTGGTTCTGTATGGTTTAAAACATCAGCAACAGGTAATGGTGCAAGTATTGGTGCTAAACAGTATAGCACAACAACAGAAGCATGGTCATTACTAAGTGCTCCATTGTACTCAAGCGACAATGCCGCAATCTATGGACTAAGTCCAGTTGCAGGTGGCGGAGATCTTGCCGCAGGTACATTATACACAAGGTATGATACTGTAACTGATACAACAGGTACATTTAAATTGTATCGTAAAAATGCCGCTGGTGTATTAAAAATTACAGGTACTGCCGCAGGTGGTAGTGCTACATACACAGCAAGTGATTCATTTACTATGGAAGTTTCAGTTCCAGCTAGTGCAACAACACAGTCAGCAACAATTACGTTGTCAGGAACTACAGCCGCATCATTGGTAACTGATATTCTTTCAGCAGGTTTACCAAACATTGTAGCCGCAATTGAAACAAGTGGTGCTATTAGTATCAGTCACTTGGCAGGTGGTACAATTAAATTTACATACGTAACAGGTACGCCAATTACAACTGCTGGTTTATTGTCAGACAACAGTATACAGACAGTTTCAGCAGGTAGTGTGTACTTAGCAAGTCCATTCAGAGCATTAACATATACATACTCAACATCAGCACCATTTAGTAATCCAGCAGATGGAACATACTGGTACTATAATGATGCTACTGAAGTTGACATTATGATTAATGACGGTGCAGGTTGGAAAGGTTATCAAAACGTGTCAAACGATGCACGTGGTTATGATCTTACAGCATGTGATCCAAAAGGTGCAATTATGGCGGCTTCACAGCCAACATATCAGGCAGATGGCACAACTCCAGTTGTTGCTGGTGATCTTTGGGTCGATACCGGAGATTTAGATAACTTCCCAGTGATCTATAGATATAATGGTACAACATGGGACTTGATCGATAACACCGACCAAGTAACAACAGATGGTATCTTATTTGCAGATGCACGTTGGGACACAGACGGTACTAAGAATCCTGTAACAGATAGTTTAGTTAGCATTGAAACACTTGGTACTAGTGACTATATCGACGATGACTGCCCTAACTATCAATTATATGCTAGAGGAACATTATTGTTCAATACACGTAGAAGTGGTTACAATGTTAAACGCTTTGAAAGTACATGGTTCAGCAACCCAGATACATTTGCAGGTTCGGTTGTTCCTACTGTGAAATCAGCATGGGTTAGCTCAAGTGGTAATGACTCAGATGGCGTTCCATATTATGGACGTAAAGCACAGAGAAACATTGTTGTTGAAGCAATGAAATCTGCTATAACATCAAGCACACAGTTACGTGAAGAACAAACACAGTTCAATATTATTGCATGTCCTGGTTATCCAGAGTTAATACAAAACATGGTTACATTGAACAATGATCGTAAACAAACAGCGTTTATCATTGGTGATTCACCATTGACCCTAAATTCAAATGCTGTACAAGCCTGGGCACAAAATACAGCCCTAGCACTAGATAATGGTGAGAATGGCCTTGTAACTTCAAGTGAATACTTAGGTGTTTACTATCCAAGTGCATTATCAACAGACTTGGGTGGTGAAAGTGTTGTAGTTCCACCAAGTCATGTAATGTTAAGAACAATGATACGTTCAGACAATGTAAGTTACCCATGGTTTGCACCAGCTGGTGTACGTCGTGGCTTAATTGACAATGCCTCAAGTATTGGTTATGTTGATGTTAATGATGCATTCGTGTTTAAGAGCATTGGTGTTACAGTAGGTCTTAGAGATGTATTGTACGCTGATAGAGTTAATCCATTAACAGTGCTACCAGGCGTTGGACTAGTTGCTTATGGTCAGAAAACCAGAGCCGCTACAACATCAGCACTTGATAGAATTAACGTTGCTAGATTAACAGCATACTTACGTTTAGTACTTGATTCAGTTGCTCGTCCGTTTATCTTTGAACCAAACGACACTATTACACGTAATCAAGTTAAACAGGCATTTGAAGCAGTATTAAATGACCTAGTTGCTAAACGTGGTTTATACGATTACTTGGTAGTTTGTGATACAACAAACAACACACCAGATCGTATTGATAGAAATGAATTGTATGTTGATATTGCTATTAAACCAGTTAAAGCAATTGAGTTTGTTTACATTCCAGTTAGAATTGTAAACACTGGTGCAAGTTTAACAGCAGGATAATATACGTAGTTAATGGGAGAAGCAATTCTCCCATTGGCGAAACAAAAAATAGGTAAATACTATAAAGAATTAAAGGAATAATAAAATGGCTGTTTCATCATTAAACAAATTTACGGTACCATTAAGTACAAACCAAAGTGCTACAGCACAAGGTTTGTTAATGCCAAAGTTAAAGTTCCGCTTTAGAGTGAGCTTTGAAAATTTTGGTGTTAGTCAGCCAACAACAGAACTTACTAAACAGGTAATAGACTTTACCAGACCAAAACTAAGTTTTGAAGAAATGATAATTCCTGTTTACAACAGTAAAGTTTACCTAGCAGGTAAACCAACTTGGGAAACTGTAGTTTGTACATTACGTGATGATGCAACAGGCGAAGTTACTAAGAGAGTTGGTGAGCAATTACAGAAACAGTTTGACTTTATGGAACAGGCTTCAGCTTCATCAGGTATTGACTACAAGTTTATTACACGTTTTGAAGTACTTGATGGCGGCAACGGAGTTCATGATACTAACGTTCTTGAAACTTGGGAACTTTACGGTTGTTACTTGTCAAACACTGATTATGCTGATGCTAATTATGCTACAAATGAACCAATGACAGTAGCTATGACAATTAGATATGATAATGCTATCCAAACCCCAACTGAAACTGGAATTGGTACACTAGTTGGTAGAACACTAGGCGAAACTATTACAGGCTAGTAATTAAAAATAAAAACAAAGCCCAGCATAAAAACCTGGGCTTTTTTTATGGATAAATACAGTATACATAGGAAAATTATATGGCATTAGGTAGTTTCTTTAACCAATTCTTACAACAGGTAGGCACTGGAGACGAAATACACGATTGGCAACACGCCTCTCGATTATTTGTTGACAGTCTCTATAGACTTAGTCCCAAAGTTGGGACTATGTATCATGTCTATGTAGACTTGAATCCTTTAGTAGCACAAGTTGATCAAAACAGTCAAATTGAAATAGGCATGTTGGCCAAATCCGTACAACTACCAAAATTTTCGGTTGATACTAAAACATACAATGCCTATAATAGAAAAAACATAGCCCAAGAAAAAATAAACTATGATAATCTAACACTGACATTCCATGATGACAGTGCTGATGTAGTTAGAAATTTTTGGTATGGATATTATTCATACTACTATAGAGATGCTGATCATCAAGAACCGTTGTATCAACAAGAACACAAATATAAGAAAAGACAAGAACAAAATTGGGGTTTTACACCTTTAACAACCACAGGTACTCCGCATTATATAAATGCTTTAAGAGTTTATAGTTTACATCAAAAAAGTTTTAGTGCATATACTCTAATAAGACCAACTATTACAGAGTTTGGTCATGGACAACATGTTTCTGGTGAATATGTACCAATGGAGCACTCAATGACAGTAGCATATGAAGCAGTACAATATGCAACTGGTCCTGTCAGTGAAGGAACAGTATTAGGATTTAATACTATACACTATGATAAGAGTCCTAGTCCATTAAGTTCGTTAGGTGGTGGAACTACAAGTATACTTGGTCCTGGCGGACTAGTAGAAGGTTTAGGTGATAGTATTACT